CCGCGCCGCCGAGCAGACGGACGCAGGCGAACACCGCCGAGAAGCGCATGGCGGACTCGGGCGTCACAACCTGCCCGGAAGCCACCGGCGCGCCCATGCCGAACAGTTCGGAGAAGTCGGAAAAAGAGGCCCCGCCGGATACGCTGGCATTCTGAGGCCGCCCGGTGCGGCGTGAGGTAAGGGGATTCCTTCTCATGCCCGCCATTACAGGTTCCCCCACAGGTCAACGAAGCCTTGCGTGATGACGGCTCCGGAGCCTTCTTCCGGCACGGCCTGCGCCCGCCCAAGCGCCATGATCGCGGCCACCGCGCCGTCGATCTTGTATTCGTAACGG